TTGCAAGAATTAGGTGTTGATAGTATTGAAGCACTGAAGTACCTTTTCCCATCAAAAACGGAAGAGGAGCGGGCCGAGATGTTATCTGGTTTCCCGTTCAGAATGGTAAACGAGTTACAGGGAGCTTATTCTCAATTTGCTCGTTTAGTGGGGGGCATGATGCAGACTCCCCACCCGCAGGCGCCGGATTTACCGATGGCTGCAGATCCAAAATTGGATTTAACTCCATATCTGTATCGAACACTAGAAGCTTTACAAAAGGAGATGAGTTATGCAGGACGCTACCGTCCAATCGACCCCACAGACGAACCAAGCACCGGCGGTCGCTCCGAGCAGCTACGTCGCAGCAGCACCTCAAGCACAGGTGGCTCAAGCACCGGCACCGGCTCAGTATCAAGTGGGGACCAGTTACCCTCAGGCAGTGCCCCAGGTGGCACCTCAGGGGGTTACCAGTTACCAATCAAGTCCTACTCAGTACGCCCCCCAATCCCAACCGGCAAGCCCACAGAGCAATCCATGGGAATCGGCGTTCAACAAAGTAGTGAATTTGTTGGGGAGCCCGGTTCCATCCCCGTTCCAGGGTCAACAGTCAACCCAACAAGTTCCGACTCAATATACCCCGGCGAATTACGGACAACCGAGCGCCCAACCTACGCCACAATCGGTTCCGCAGACCTGGTCAACAAACCAGACCTCATCCAGCAACTCTTCCCAAACTTACTCAGTCAACTCCTTAGCGGACGTGGCGGACGTACTGGGGTGGAGCGAACAAAGCCGGATGGTAGTGGACGCGTACGGAACAGAGGCACCAGCGATTCTAAATCAGTACGCACTAAACCTGGAAGGCGTTCTTGATAGCGCCATTGCCTGGGGCCAACAAGCTACTGATACCCTTAAGGGTTATGCCAACTTCTCTGTTAATGAGCACCAGGAAAACCTTGCTTACAACGAGATCCTGACCAATCCTGATGTTCTGAGTGACTACACTCTGAAATTCTTTGGTCCCGAAGGTCCGTACCCCGTGTACGAAAACGAAGCTCAACTTGAGACTCCTGGTTATCCAACCCAGGCTGCTGCTCCTAATGTTGGTCAATTCCCTGCACCCCCTGCCGCTGCTGCACCACAGCAACCGCAAAACTTCTGGGAGACATTTAAATCAACCATGGATCGCAGTCCCCAAGATGCCTGGCGCGTCATCAATCAAGCATCTCCCCAAGTAATGGCTAACAAGTTGTTTGTTATGGAGTGAGGCTATGCGTCCTCTACTTAAGTATGGTGTACCTGCCACTGCTGGTTTAGCAACCGGTGGGTACGCTCTTTCTCAAGGTGAAGATCCAGGCTCTGCTGCATTAGCTGCTGGACTTGGTGGACTAGGTGGCGCTGCAGGTTTACTTGGTGCACGAGTTGCTGGCAAGTATTCACCGCAACTTGTTTCTATGATCCAAGAAAAAGCAGTTATTCCTGTAGGTAATGTAATCGGTGACATCGGAAGAAATCTACCCGATGATTCTAAGGTACGTGCAGGAGCTGTTGGTAAAGCTGCTGACGTGGTTAATGCACTTGAGCAGATTCAACCTGGTTCACAAGTACAGCGTAATGTTGGTAAAGCAGCGGCCGTTGGTTTAGTTCCAGCTTCTGCACTTGCTGCTGGTCTTGGTGGTGTTGCTCTTGGTGCTGTACCAGGTGCTATGGGTATGCCTGGCTTCCAACAAGGCATTGATCCTGAGTCATACGCATCAAGTAATATGCCTGGTGCACGTCAATCCATTTCTACTCTGCAGTACTGATAAATTAACAAATATCATAAACTGCTAAAATTTTGATAGATAAGACTTCGGTCTGAATCTTTCACCCCGATAAAAATTTTTCCAAAGGCACTGGAGGATAAAAGAAAGTGTTTCTTGATACTGATTTTCCAAAGATTTTAGGTGCGGAGCTTTATCGCCCTCACCCCGCATATGTTTGCGAAATGGCTGTTGAGCCTGTTGTCGTTCATGACTTCACCTCTCAGCCTGGTCAAACTGTTCAACTCGATCGCTACAAGTTCTGGGGAACCCCTGGTACCAAAGACAGCCGTGAGCGTATTGCTGATCAAACTATTGGTACCGCTAACAGCCGCAACATCACTAAAGAGAAAGTGCTTGTTGTGCTTAAAGAGTACACTGGCCCTGCAGATCCGGGAGATCCTACCGAGCCCTCCACCTTTAAGATTGCTCGTGAAACCCTGATTACTGCTCAGCGTTTGCTGCTTGATACCGGCAACCTGAACATGTTCCACCAGAGCATTGGTTCACTGACCCTGCTCGATGATTATCGCCGTTGGCGTGATCGCGTGTTCATTGACGAACTCGCTAAAGCTGAAGCAAACGGTGCTGCATCTTCTTCTCAGGGTGGCTACTACTTCGCTGGTGGCAAAACTAAAGATTCTTCTGGTCGTATTGCTTACACCACTGCTGAGTATGGAAATCAAGTCCAGCAGTTCTCTGTTCGCACTGACCTCCTGGAAGTTGTAAAAGATCTACGTAAGCGCAACGTTCCTACTTTCGCTGACGGTCTTTATCGTTGCATTTGTGATCCCACCTTCATGATGCATCTGCGTCGTGATTCTGACTTCCGTGAGATTGCACGTTACGCTGGTGCACCTGGTCAAGGCATGTACATGGGCAACCCCATGATGCCTAATAACTCCAGCTTCTACATGGGTCCTCAGGCTGGTCAAGGTTATTTCCTTGCTGGTGAGCCCGTAATGCCTACTGGTGTTCAGTTTGAAGGCGTTAAGTTCTTCGAGTCCACTAACTTCCCGACCAAGAACGTCACTGCTTCATTTACTGATTCTCCTTCTTATTCTTCACAAGAAGTTGCACAAGGCTTCTTCTTCGGTCCTCAGTCCGTTGGTGTTGGTATCGGTGGTCCCAACGCTCAGGTGCTCATCAACAACAACGATGATTTCAGCCGCTTTATCATCCTGATCTGGCAACTGTATGCTGGTTTCGACATTCTGAACAAAGATTTCGTGACCACTGCTTACAGCTTCTTGTCCGATGACGGTACTGTTTGATAATCTATCCATATAACTATTAGGAGAAATAAATGTCCTACCTGTCTTCCAAGAAGATCTACCCTGGTAACTGGAACGAACCTCTGAACGGCTGGTACAAAAATATTGATACCAACGACAGCGGCACCAACGATTCTTCCAAGGGTGGTCCCACTTCTGTTCTCGCTACTCCCGGCTTCCGTTACTTCCAGGTTCGTGGTTATGTGCCTGTGACCGCCACTTCTGGCGGCACCCTGGTTGCTACTGGTGATGTGATCATCCCCTCTCCCTATCGGAATGATGACACCCGCACTGATATTACTGGTCTTGTTATCAGCGGTTCCAGCACTCAGCCTGCTTACGCCTATCGCACTGCACTGTCTGTCGCTTCCGGTTGGGGTGATGGTCGCGTTGCTTCTGGTGTGTATGCTGCTACTGGCGTTTTGATTTCCTTCGGTCGTGATAATAGTGGTCCTACCGCTATTTCTGGCGTTGGCGAAGGTGTTATCCAAGCAAACCTGACTTCTACAACCTCTGGTGATGCTGCTGGCAAGATCTTCTTCTCCGGTGGTTCACAAGCTTTTGGTTCTTTCCCCTTCCTGACTGCTACTGGCGCTGCTGGTGTGTCTGGTGGTGTTGTGAACTATGAAGTCACTGATGCTACCACTTTCAAAGTGTTTACCAAAGATAGTGGTAATGCAACTGCCACTTCTGGTGGTCTTTACATTTCTGATGCTGATTCTGCTGCCAGCAAAACTGGTTACCTGGTGGTTGAAATCTGTTACATCCAACCTGATGATGCTCCTGGCTATGAGGACATCGATGGTTACCTGACGGGTCGTACCGTTAGTTGATAAATTGATGTAATATGGGGCCAGGTAGTTATCATCTGGCTCCATGCTTTATCAGCACAAAAAAACAGGAACACGCGTAAAGATTGTTAGTGAATGGGATAACGGCGATTGGTTTATGGTCGAAGATCAAGACGGTCGTATTTTTACTGTATATAAAACTGAACTAGAAGCAGATCAACAAGCAACTAAAAAAGTTAAAACCTTACAAGTAAAAGATGCAGCAGCTAAAGAAGAGCCGCGTTCTTTTCCCCCTGATACTCGGTTAAATATTAATGGTGCTACTGCACAAATGATTGCTGATCATATCAAAGGTATTGGAGTCAAAACTGCAAGGGAAATTAAAGACCTTCAATTATCTTTATCGGGTGAAAGGTTTACAAGCCTGGAGCAGCTAAGACAAATTAAACGTGTTGATTGGGACGCTGTGTTTAGTGCAAATTTAGTTCGAGTTTGATTTATAATAGCCCCTGAAATTTCAGGGGTTTTTTAGTTTTATAATATAAGAATATCAGGGAATATAAGTGCAACTTTCTGACTTTGACAAAAGTAGAGTAAGGTATCACCTCGGTTATTATGTGGTGTCTGTTCCAGCGGGAGACTATGCTCGTTTGGAAGAGTCCATGAATACTGTCCCAGATTCTTATTTTTACAATAAAATTATTGTTCAAATTGGTCGTTGCAATACTGCAGAAGCCAAGACTGAAGTTTCAACTTCACCTTCGACTCGTATTGAAAGTATTGCAGGGGATGTTGATCGTACAATTAGATCAAGTAATGCTAGAGAAGCATTAAAAGTTTGGGATGAGATTTATCTCTACGAAACCAATCGTCTTGCGCAAATTCTTTATGTTCCCAACTATAAAGATCCAATGCAAGCAAGGTATCGTTATGAAAGATCTGGTGCCGAATACATCCAAGCATTACCTGGTCCAGCAGATAATGCTGTAGGTTCAAACCTTTATCTAAGTATTAATTGGAGGTAGAAATGGATCCGTTATTTCAGAATTTTTTACGTTCTCGTGGTGTTGTAGTTCCTTCTAGTCCAATTGATCCAATTGCAACTAGGTCTTATCAAAGGGTTGGAAAAGGTATTTCGGACGCTTTACAAAGAAATCTCCCATCAAGTTTTACAGGTGCAGGCGCACAAAATATTCCAACAAATATCTTAGGGCAAGTTAGTGATGTCACAAATATGCCCCCTGGTGCAGCACGGG